ATCTAAAGAAACCATTCTCTGACATCCAATAAGCTGTACCATCAACCTCAACAGCTGCGTTCTGTCCAATCAATCCACAGTTTGTACCAACCTGTTGAAATGAAAATGTAAATGGTGGACCAACAAAACGCATAATAAATAATGCAGTATCCGTCCATATATAGATCGCATCACGACCTCTGATCGCACCAACTAGTTTAGAACCATCTGCTAACCTTTGAGTACCAGCAGTATTTGTTGCTGATGGAGTGTAGGTATTTATGTCCTCTTGATCTGAGAATCTTATAAACATTGGATCCTGTGTTGATTTAGTTCCAATGGTTGTCTCTGTGCCAAAAAATATTAAGTGACGGTCTGGTGTAGATACCAAACTAAATGCAGAGGCTGTTGGTGCCCCTGTTATAATAGTTGCTCTGGTGTTGTTAGCACCAAGTGGATTTGAATCCCACTCAAAACTCTCACCGCCATTTATGGTTGCGATAAGTTTATTACCTAGATTATCTAATGACCACAGTCCAGGTGCTGTTATAATATCTCCTGATGCTGCAGCGTTCCATGCAAAAAAATTTGATGCGTCTGTCACTGTTGCACCCGATGAGTGTGTCGCCGCTGTTGTGCCAGATGCTCCTCTTGTTAAACCGGATAGTGTTCCGCTATTGTCATTACCTGTGTAAGTTATTAATTCACTATTTATTAAAACAGTTCCTGATGATGGAAATGAAGAAGAGCTGGCCATTGTTAAACTTGTAACACTAGCGTTTATTGATGACGATAGTGTGGATGTAAATTGACCCGCTTGTTGTCCACCCCATGATCCTAATCCCCAACCTGTAGATGCCACCTCCGCTGCAGGTCCAACAGGATAATAATGTTGCACCCTTATGCCACCAGATGTGGACGCACCAGATCCAGATTCATTCTCTTCCATTTCTATTGTAAGAGTGGTGTCTGTTGGTATGGATGTCACCATGAATTTTTTATCTGTAAAATCACCGGATGCAAAATCAGAACCCGTTATAGATGTAAAAGTATCTAATAATATAATATCAAATTTATTTATGTTGTGTGCAGATGAGAATGTGAGTGTCACAACCTTAGAACCATTGGTTGTGCTGAAAGCGTTTGATAAAGATGTTGTCGCTTTAATCGGGTGTATGTCATAGAATATACCACCAGAGTATGCATATAAAATTCTGTTTGTTCCTAGGATAGCATACTTGATACCTGATGTATTTACAAAGTGATGAATGGCTGTGGCTCTACCTGTTATCTGAACAGATCCTAATTGTGACCAACCACCTATTTTTTCAGGTGTGCCATATCTAAAACGAACATTGTCTCCATCAACCCATTGACTCTCACCGCCTGTGGATGTGACTTGTTTATTAAATCCTGGTGCAAATTTTACTTTTTGTAACATACAAAATCCTTAATAATTAGGCGAGAGATGGTGTGGTGGAGATCTCCCGCCAAATTATTATATACAATATTATTTAGGTAATTTAAAGCCTTTATACCATGCAGGCAACCCTAAAAATGGTCTTTTATCATATTCGTTTTCTTTTGCTGTTTTTGATTTTGCTTTGTTATAATGTAAAAATACTTGTCCACAATCTTCGCCGGTAAATTCTTCCCGCCAATGTTCTAAATCACACCCTGAGTATATCAACATGTCACCTGGTTTAAGATCTACCTTAATTCCTGCTTGACCCTTGTTACCTGTTGGATCTAAATATATAGGCCATGAATCACCACCAAGATTTAATGTGGTGGATATTTCACAAGAGTATCTATCTTTGTGTCTAGCTAACACATCACCTTTTTTATATATCCTAGCGTAAGAATATGTCTCTGATAATTTTAATCCTGTATGTTTTTCCATGACAGGTTTTACTTTTTGTAACAAAGTTTCCATAACTATATCTCCATAATGAGAATATGTATTTGGCACTTGTTCATCATTCCATATACCAAAGTATTCTGTAAATGGTGATATGTATCTTTGATCAAATAAAAATCTAGCTACATTTCTTTTGTTTAAAAAATATGCAAAACAAAAATCTGCCATCTCTCTTGATATGGCGTTTTTTAAAACACTGTATTTATTTTTTTGGAACGCCGATTTTTTTAATGACATTTTTTCCTTTCAGTTGCATTTTAGATTTTATAAAATTATCTATAAAATTTGGTTTATTTCTTAACGTATTACTTTCTAACATTGTTTTTATAATAGCTTTTTTCATATCTTTATTTTGCATAACCTAACACACTATTGGGTATTGCCTGACAGTTCCAGTGAATAAATCTAAATGGTTCATATCCCATGTCTACAATATATTGATGTGGCATGTAAGATGGAAAGAACATAGTTTTTCCTGGTTTGACTTGATAGTTAACTTGTGAAGATGCATAAGACACTTTTGTTTTATCTTTTTCAGGTAAAAGATTCATAATATTACCTGGTCTTGGATCTTCAAACAATGGCATTGACGTAGCTTCACTTGCTTTTAAAAAATAAAAACCAGAGATGTGCCCATTCCAATGAGTATGTAATGCATGATGTCCTCCACCTCTTTTAGCAAACTCTTGTACCCACATTTCTGTAATAAATACTGTATAATTAGTTAAATCAAATCCCATCTCAACTAATAAATTATGTGATGTTGCACCTACATAGTTTTGTAGTTTTGCAAACTTAGGATCACCTATCAATGATGTTGAGTGAAACACATGACCCATATCACCTTTGTTACCAAACTTTTTATTTCTTTTATTTATGGATTCTTTTAAATTTTTCTTTGATGCTTCAATGTAAGGATCGGATGCATTATTTAATTCATCTACAAATCCTGGTTCATCACCATACCATATGGGACAAGAAAATAAATTCTCTCTATTTAATTGTTTTGGAAATTCTAAATCTTGTTTAATTTTTTTCTTTTTCATTTAAATGGCCATCCTAAATTCCATATTACCAAACTTTTTCTTTCACCTCTTTTAACTGGACATATTCTGTGCCACACAAAAGAGGGGAAAACAACTAAAGATCCTTTAGGTAATATCTCTTTACATTTTTTAATATTAGGTTTTTTATCAGGGTCTAAGTTTCTAAAATCAAATTCTAACTCACCACCTTTATATTCTTTTGGATCTGACAATGTAACTGTTACGGATAGTTTTCTAATTTTACCGTGTGATGGGTCATTAACATTTTCTCTAACATATTTTTGATCCCAACTATCACAATGCCAATCATAAAATTGACCTTTAGTATATTTTGTAAATTGACAAGATTCAGAAAAATCCCATTGAAAATTCCACCCAGCATTAACATTTGCTTGATTTACATATGGTTGTATTTCTTTGTAAATCCACCTATCATTCATCCAAACAATATCAGAGTTTCTTTTCTTTTTTAAATCTTTTGTTTGTTTTGCATTTAATTTTTTATCACCATAACCCCCAGTGACTGCCATTTGATCTCGTAATGATTTTCCATATCTCACAATATCATCACAAATACGAGAAGGTATTGCTGATTGAAAATACCAATAATAATTTGTTAAATTCATATTCTTTCTTTTACCACCATAAAAAAATATATCTATTTTTATGAAATAGTCAATGTTCCAGAAACTGTAAATGTTGCTACTTTTGCTCCACAAGGTCTAGTTGCAGTTGAGTTTGTGCCAGGTGATACACTTACAGAAACACATCCTGGTGTTCTTACTATAACAATTCCTGAACCACCAGCACCTGATGCACCTGCTGTATTTCCTGTAGGACTTGTTGCGCCTGCAGCGCCACCGCCTCCACCAGTATTTGCAGTTCCAGCAGTTCCAGCTGTACAAGCATAATGACCTCCAGCTCCACCACCTCCAGATCCACCAGCTCCTTTTGGTGCAGATTGACCACTACCATCACCATCATTACCTCCACCACCTCCACCACCAGCTCTTGTAACAGGTGATCCTGTAATACAAGATGTTACTCCAGCACCACCAGCACCTGCGATTGTAAATTTAGGTGTACCAGGAGGTTGTGGGGTAGCTACTGCACTACCTCCTACTGCTCCAGCACCTCCACCGCCACCACCAATATAATTTGGTGATGCTCTACCTGATCCACCAGGATTTCCTTGAGGTGGACTTACTGGAGGAGTATTACCTGCTCCAGCACAATTTGAAATATATCCTCCACCACCAGATCCTCCAGCTATATTAGCAGCAGGATCACCACCATCAGATCCACCTCTACCTCCACCAGCAGATGTGATCGTAGAAAATACTGAATTTGAACCAGAGGTTCTATCAGCCCTTGCTGGATAACTAGGAGCATTTGATCCTCCAGCTCCAATTGTAATTGGATAATCACCAGCAGCTAAACTTAAAGCTGATACACATGCTCCTAAAGGAGAAACAGTATAACCACCTGTAGATGCACCAGAGGATTCTCTATAACCTCCAGCACCACCTCCACCACCACCCCAGCTTCCTCCTCCACCACCACCAGCGACTACTATATAATCTATTGATGCAGGAAAAGCTGCTTTAGGCCATGTTCCTTGTTGCAATGCTTGTAATTGACTTTTTAAATTCCATACACCACTTGCTTTACTTAATTCTTTTACGATAACTATTCCTGATCCACCAGCTCCTGATGCTTGTGGTAATTTACTAGAACCTCCGCCTCCACCACCTGAATTTGTTACTCCACTTTTTCCAGCACCACCTGAATTAGGCGTTCCATCTGCACCTCCACCAAGTCCTCCATCACCTGATGTGCCTGGCTGTCCTCCTGCTGGACCATAAACTGATCCTGCAGCTCCACCTGCAAAATGTCCACACGCTGTGTTTCCTCTTCCAGAAACATTAGATAAATAAAAAGGTTGTGGTGCAGCTCCAAAAGCTGGGGTTACATCAATACCATCACCACCATCTCCAGCAGTTCCTGGCCCTGTGTTACCTGGACTTGTTCCACTACCTCCAGCCTCAGATGCTCCTCCTCCACCACCACCTCCGTGGTAGTTTTGGTCTGCATTAGGATCACCTTGACCTCCTGCATTTCCTTCAGGTGGATCAAAACCTCCTGCATTACCTGAACCACCTGCTCCTCCAGGACTGTGTCCACCTCCTCCTGATCCTCCAGGTTGACCTGCAGCAGGGCTACCTCCACCACCTCCACCACCTCCTGATGATGAGATAGGATTTAAAGGATTACCAAATGTAGAAGTATTTCCTGAATTTCCACTTGCTGGAGCTGGATAAGTTTTTGATGCACCTCCACCTCCAACTGTAACTGATATTGGTGTATTACCATCAACAGTGTGATCAGTTAATAATCTTGCTCCACCAGCACCTCCACCGCCTCTTCCAGAGTATCCTGCTCCACCACCGCCACCAGCGACTACTAAAATATTTGTAAGTCTAGTTCCTGGTTGAGTTGTAACTGTACCTGACGAAGTTTTATTATGTATAGTATCCTTCCCAAAGGAAGTTAAGTTTCTTTTACCGATTATACCGCCGTTAGTTCTTGGCATTTAGTGTCTCCTATTCGGACACCCAAGCTGAACCATTCCAATTATATTTGGTAGGTGTTTCCGAGTCGTCGTTTGATTTAATTGCTTCCCAACCTGTGTCATTGTCAGCTTTGTACTTAGTTTCATTCCATGTAATCATGTAGATAAAACCAGATCCAGATGTAACTGATGGGTATGTAATTGGTGCTTGCCAATCATCATTACCATCTAAAGACCAAGATTCATGGGGTTGTGCTGTAATAAATTTATTTTTAGATGCATCATATCTATAACCAATACCTGCGTATTGTTTTCTAAAATTATTGTTATAAGATGTTTGCTTCCAAGTGCCACCTCCAAAAAAATTAACACACCATGTTTCTCCGTCAACATGCATGTCATTATCTCCTAATGTGCCACCATTAGCTTCAATATCATTTGCTACAACTACAACTCTTTTTACAATTAAATGTGTATCTGATGTAAAACCAGTTGGATCTGTTTTTGATTCTAGCTCTGCAAAATGTGCCATGTTTTATTTTCTCCTTAAATTTTTAATATATATTATCCTTTTAATAAATTGTAAATATCATTTGTAGACCAAATACCTGAACCACTGTTAAAATTTATTGTCTCAGCAGTGCCAGGCCCTTCATTAATTATTACTACACCTGAACCTCCATTACCAGCTCCAGCTGAACCGCCACCACCGCCACCTCCAGCTCCTTTATTATCATCTCCATGTTTGTCAGCAGGGATTGAAGAGGTACTACATCCACCTTTTCCACCACCTCCAGAACCTCCATTACCACCACCAGAAGGGTGAGCTGCACCACCACCTCCACCTCCATGAACTACAGGTGATCCAGTAATACTTGTAGCTGATCCGTTTCCACCAGCACCTCCTGGGGCATTTCCCCCATTAGCAGAAGCTCCGCCACCTCCAGCTGACTCGTTTGAACTTGGTGTTGAAGTTGGTGAATCACCTCCATTAGATTGACCACCAGGGCCTGGGGCTGTACTACTATGACAACCCATTCCAGCTCCACCTCCAGAGCCATTAGTTGAAGATCCACCAGTACCATTCCAACCTCCTCCTCCACCACCTCCTTCGGATGTTATTGGACTTGGAGAACCAATAGTTGTTGTTTCACCTTTAGCACCAGGGCCACCAAATGAATTTGTTCCAGCTCCACCACCAGCTATAGTGATAGGAAAAGGTGAGGTTCCTAAACTTTGACAAGTTAAATTTCTAAAATGAGCAGCACCACCACCGCCTCCCCATCCAGAGCCTCCACCCCCACCACCTATTAAAAAGACAGCAGGTGCAGTTCCAGGGAAACTTGAAGATACTTTATATTCTGTAGAAGAATTTATAGTACGAATACCGCCTCGTGATTCAGAGTCTGTACTTAAAGTTTGTATTGGTCCTATGATTCCGCCATTTGCCATGAATTATGTTGCCTCCTATAATTCTATCTATTATGCGTCGTCTAGCTCTTCATAAGATACGAAATAACTTAAATCATTTGCAGCTGAAGCTGTAAAATATAATAAGTCTGTTTCATCTAAATAGATTGGATTTTCTAAAAAACTTAATGTTGCGTCTGCTGGCACAGATATTGTATTAGCAATCTTAACATAGTTAGATCCATTATCTACACTAACTTCGATTGTAATATTAGCAGCATTTGAGCCGTCTATGTTTGCAACTAAAATTGTATTTATTTTTGCAACCTTATCTGCTGGAACATCAATTGCTTCCGTTCTTGATGTGCCAGTTAAATTAGCAGTTGCGTTTTTAGCATTAATTGTTGCTACGTTTACTATATTTGGTGTTGCCATATTATTCTCCTTTTATCCGAATACGATTGCCATTGCAATAGCTTTTCCTACTGATGCAAAATTAGCATTAGCATTAATATATGTTGTTAGCCTTGAAGCGGCTACTTTTCTATTTGTGCCGCCTGCTCCATTATCCACTATAAATAAGTCAGCATCTACGATAGCCTCTCCTATATCTGTGCCACCATCAATATCTAGATTAGCTATAGAAAAAGCACCAGATGCAGCGCCAACAAGGGTTTTAAAGTCAGATGCAGGAATAGTTTTCATAGTCCCGCCATCATTAACTACGACACCATCAGAATCAGCTATGGTTATAGAACTACCAACTGAAGTGTCACCATCCAATAAATTTAATTCTGAGGCTGTGGATGTAACACCATCTAATATATTTAATTCAGCGGCTGTGGATGTAACACCGTCTAGTATATTAAGTTCCGCAGCTGTGGATGTGACACCATCTAATATATTTAATTCAGCGGCTGTGGATGTGACCGCAGTGCCATTAATGGCTAATTTATCTGTTACAATATTAAAAGTACCATTATCTTCTATTCTAGCAACTTCTGTGCCATCTCTTTGTTGAAATATTAAATCTTTTGCATCAACAACTGGTCTAATAATTACATCACTTGATGAGTTAGATATTCTTAAAATTTCTGTGCCACCATCTAAAAAATTAAAATCACCGCCATCTGCATCAAATTTAAGATCACCTGGTGCATCTAGAGTAACATCTGTTGCTCCATTTAATACAAAATCAAGAACAGTCGTACCTGCTGCCTTCATGGTAATATTATCACCATCAGCATCTAAAATAATATCTGTTGTTGCATCAAGTGTAATAGAAGAACCTGAATCTATCTCTGCTATCACAGGTGTTGTTAAAGTTTTATTTGTTAAAGTTTGTGTGGCTGCTATACCTGCAACTGTGTCTGTAGTGGCTGGTAAAGTTAAAGTAATGTTACCAGAAAAATCAGCATGAGCTGGTGCTTGTAATTGTGCATAGTGAGCGTTTGAACTTTCACAATAAAATCTAACATACGATTGTGCTCCAGAGTTTTTAATAGATATGGCCCCAGACTGCATATCAATACCATTAGATCCATCTATTCTAACAACACCAGTTCCATTTGGTGTTAAAGCAATATTACCGTTTGATGTTGACACTAAACCATTACTATTAACATCTAAATCACCGCCTAATTGTGGTGTAGAATCTTCTACAACATTTGATATTGCACCTGATGTAGCAAGCCCTGAAACTATTGCTGATCTTGCAATTTTTTTAAGACCACCACCTGAAGTATCAACCGCTAAAAATACATCATCATTAGCAACTGTTGATATCTCTGATAATGAACCTACTGCCACTGAGTTAAAGTTTGTACCATCTGCGATTAATAAATTACCTGCAGTATTCGTGCCCATGGTAATATCATCGCCAGATACTGTAAGATCTCCAGTTACGGTTAGATTTTGTGAAGCTGTAACATTACCACTTGAATCTATGGCTATGGCATCTGTGTCAGATGTGTGACCTATGTTAGTTCCATTAATAATTATATTATCAACTGTTAAAGTTGTAAGTGTGCCAACAGATGTAAGGTTTGGCATCGCTGTAATTTCATCATCAAAGTATGCAGCTAAATCTGTAACTGCAACTTGCACCATGGTGCCATTATCGTTTAACACAACTCTATCTGCATCTGCAACTGTTGTAGATGTAGCTGATGTACCACCATCAACAATATTTAATTCTGCTGCAGTTGATGTTACACCATCTAAAATATTAAGTTCTGCTGCAGTTGAAGTGACAGCAGTGCTTCCTAAAGTCAAACCACCATCTGGTATGACCACACTACTCCCTGATAAAGCTGTAAATGTGTTTGCCGTAAATCTAAAATCATCTGCCCCAGCGATTGCAATATCTATTTGATCATCTGTATCTGCTGTGATTGTTGTATCAGCATCAGCATCTAAAGTTAATACTTCACCGTTTAAATCATGTGCTCCAACGCTTCCTCCTGCATCAACTATATTTGTTCCATCAGAAAAAACTAATCTAGTTCCTTTATCAGATGCACCAAAAGTTATACCTGTTCCTGATGCAGTTTTAAATTGAACAGTAAAAGAACCTGTTGTGCCATTTGCAACTATATAAACTTTCTCTATAGAATCTGGAACAGTTACAATCTGATTACCCGTAATAGTTCCTGTTAATTTTATAACCGCGTGTCTTGCAACAGATGTTGATTCAGTCGTATCACCATCTGTGATTGTTAAAGCTGTTGTTTGTGCGCCACCAGCAATAGATTTTTCTACATAACCAGCGATTGCTTTCTCTACAATTTGTAAGTTGGTATTTGTTTTATCACCCCATGTACCGGCATTTTCGCCGGTTGCCATTAGTTCAATACCTAGATCTGAAAATGTT